TATGAATCCTCTAGTCCATGGTGCTTTCGCTCCTGTGCAAAACGCTGCCTCTGAGAGACAGTGTGTGAAAGGTAGAATAACAGACCTTCGTAAGCCAGAGCCTAAGCCCAGCCCTTTTGTTACACAATGTATGATAGATTTTGTGGAACAGGTTGTTGGTGGTATCGTCCTTGAACCAGTTTGTGTAGAAACTGTTATTGAGAAACAAACCGGCGCAGGCCAAAAACTGTCCCTTTCTAAGGCTGTAGTTGCAGGTGACTACTTTGCTAGAATACTGAAATGCTTCATTAAAGCTGAAGCTTATTCTGATGTTAAGGATCCCCGTAACATCTCTCAGTATAATGACAAAGATAAGTTAACCATGGCGAGATTTGCTCTTGCTTTGTCAGCTCATTTGAAACAGTTTAATTGGTATGGTCCTGGTAAGACTCCTCTCCAAGTCGCTAATCGTGTGGCAGAGATCAGCCTTAATGCAACTACATTGAATGTATCAGACTATCATCGGATGGATGGTACTATTTCATATTTGTTGCGCCAGGTAGACCGAATGGTGTTTATGAAGGCCTTTAGACACCATCGCGCCGAGTTGAATGAACTTCTCAAAACAAACTGTGATAATGTCGGAAAATTACCCAAAGGAACTACTTTCGACCAAGGACCATCTCATGGATCCGGTTGCTCTGCTACGAGTACGTCGCAAACTCTTCGAGCTGCTTTCACAGCCTACCTCGGATTTCGTAACGCCATTGCCCCAAGTGGTGGCCGATACACATCCGTCGAGGCATTTGAAGCTCTCGGGATCCACCTTGGTGATGATGGATTGGACGCTGACCTTCCAATCTCAAACCATGAGTGGGCCGCAAAAAGAGTTGGACTCGTGCTCGAAGCGGGTTTGGTACAACGTGGGTGCCGAGGCGTCACTTTCCTGGCGCGCTATTATTCACCAGATGTATGGAATGGACGTCTTGACTCTATGTGTGATGTCAAGAGACAATTGTCCAAATTCCACACTACGGTTCGCCTCCCAGCTGGGGTTAAGGCTGAGTCGAAACTGGTGGAAAAGGCGCTTGGTTATGTCGCCACAGATGGCAATACACCCGTCATTGGGGAGCTCTGTAAACGAGCAGTGTCCCTTTCTTCCCATGGAGAAAGTCGACGGGAACTTGGAGTTTCAACTTGGTGGTCTAAGTTTGAAACCTCTGAACAGTTTCCAAATACCAATGGCGATGGCTGGATGGACGCAGAATTTCGTCTGCAATTTCCTGAGTTTAACCGAGATGTGTTTAACACATGGTTCTCAACCATCGGAAATCTATCCGATTGTCTTAGCCCCCCGCTCTGTGCTGAGCCCAAGCCGGCTACTCCAACTGGAGTTGATACAGTTGTTGACGGCGATGTTCTCCCTGCAAAGGAAACATCGAGTAGCCCTCCCATCCCCGAAGTATCGGGCCAAAAAGAAGACAAAGAATCTTCTGGACCCGATGCTGAAGGACGGAAACCGAACCATAAGCGCAAGCATCCGACCGACCTCCCTGGAGGCAAGCGAGATGCCTCTCTTGGAAACCACCCTGGTGGGTCCAAGCAGAGACGTGCTAATGGAAAGTCCTCCCATTCTGGAAAGAATAAGGAGGCTGCCATCAATAAGCCCAAGACTAAATGGGCAACGAAGGC